GTTCTCAGTTTAACTTGCATAACCTAGACATTGACGATTCTGTTAAATCTAAGCTTATCCAAAACTTGCGTGTTACTGTTGAAGGTAGTGATATGGTTGTCGTTACACCATTAGGTAAGAATAATGACCCTAATTCACTCTTGTCTGGGTGGGATAAAGTATTCCAAGATAACATCAGTCGTATGAACTCAACATTATTGGATATTGAAGAATCCAATAGAGGTAAGTATGGACCAAGATCTATTCAAAAGCCGTGGGTCGAGCGAAAGGATAGTTTGAAGGCATACTTCCATGATCAAAGAGTATCGCCAATTTCTTCGTGTGCTAATTTGGGTAACAAACTTAGACCATTATCCGTTAATAATTCAGCACAACTTCTGAAGAATAGTACAAACTCTGGATTACCTTGGTACACTAGGAAATCTAATATTAAACGAGAATTAGTATCTGATTTTAAGTATTACCTAGATAGACAGGACCCTTGCGTATTATTCACTCGTACACAAGAGCAGGGTAAAACGAGAAACGTTTGGGGTTATCCTTCTGCTGATACCTTAAATGAAATGCGTTATTACGCTCCTCTTCTTAACTATCAGAAGAAATTATCTTGGCGTGCTGCACTGAATTCCCCAGATTCAGTAGATTGTGGTGTCACTAGTCTAGTTAACAACGCTATGATTAATGGACAAAAACTAGTCAGTATTGACTTTAGTTCTTACGATGCCTCCGTAGGAAAGGAACTTCAGCGTGCATCTTTTGAGTATGTGACATCCTTATTTCAGCCTAATTGTAAAGATGATTTAGAGTATATTGCTCATAGATTTAATACAATTGGAATCATCACACCAGATGGTATTTGGGATGGTCCTCATGGGGTGCCGTCAGGTTCGACTTTTACCAATGAAGTTGACTCATTAGCACAGTTTTCTGTTATCTCAAACTTGGGTACTGTAGACGAAAATACAATGCAGATTCAGGGCGATGATGGGGCATACGCAGTGTGGGCAGATTCTATTGAGAGCACATTCAATGGTTTCGAGCAACATGGACTTAATGTTAATGAAGACAAGAGTTTAATTTCTGACGATCATGTAATATATCTTCAAAAGTTATATCATAATGATTATAGGTTAGATAATGGCTTAATTGGTGGTATCTATTCTACTTACCGAGCACTAAATAGATTAGTTTACCAAGAACGTTGGTCTAACTTTGTAGATGAGGGGATTAGCGGTGAAGATTACTATTCGCTTCGTGCTATTAGTATTCTTGAAAATTGTAAGTATCACCCCCTTTTCGAAGAGCTAGTTAAATACGTCGTTGAAATCGACGACAAGAATCTACGATTCACGGAGAATGGTCTTAGAAGCTACATCCGCATGCAGCAAAAAGATGGTGCCGTGGGCAATATTACTA